TACTATCTTGGCTAGTATCTACACCTGCTGCATTTGCTTCTGCTTCGGAATATCCACCACCGCCAGTATCTTCAGCGTCAAGGAAACTAGGTATACCGTTTATCTTTTTTCCAGAGCCACCTAATTTTTTTAAAAGCTTAGCTTCTTTTTTGTTAATGTAAGCAAGGAACTCACCTTTAGGAGCTTTGTCCTCTAAAGTCTTCTTAGCTGATTTTATTTTTCTTTTTGCCATTGTTTAAGTATAGCACCTTTCGTAAAGGTACGTTAATACCTTGGGGGTTAGGTCCTCTTTTAGGAGGAACTCCAAATCGTACTCCTCCGCTAAGTCCTTCTCTATGCTTTTGATTTTTTTGAGACATTTTTTGTTTTAGGTTTTTTAGCAGTCTTAGCTGCTTTAGCAAATTGAGCTGACGTAGGTCTTCCTTTGGCTCCCTTTTTCTTCATTGTTTCACCTGAGCCTGCAGCGATTCTATCTTGTTTAGCTTTAATATTAGCGTAGAGACCTGGTTTAGTAGTAGACATTATTTTCCTTTGGTTTGATTTATTTTTTGTGCTTGTAGATTTAATTTTTCTTTAGCAATACCTAATCGATCTTGTTGTGAATCTTCTTGAGATTTTAACTTCTCCATACCTAAAGCTAGATCCGCTTCCTGTCGATCCATCTGTCCTTGCTCTCTCATTTGAGCTTCTTGAGTTTTACGTTGTAAGTCTAGAGCTCTCAAATCTATTTCTTGTTGCTTCAATTGAATTAAAGGATCTTGTTGAGCATTATTAACTTGTGATTCCATTTGCTGTAAGCTAGACGTAATCTCTACTATCTTTTTAGCGATCAACATATCTACTTGTGCTTGCATAGCTTCTGGATTTTGTTGAGCCATTTGCATCATTCTAGGATCTTGTTGAACCATTGCTGTAACTTCAGCGGTAGCTTTTAAACTAATGTGCTCTGAGATGTGAGACTGTAGTAAAGCATACACCTGAGGATTAATTTGAACCATTCTAGATTGCATAAAGATAGAATGAGCTTGAATATGTGCCTCATGGTCTTGTTGAGGGAATGCTTGTAACAACTGTACCTTTAAAGATTCTGCATTTTCTCTCGCAGGGTCTATAGGAGCTGGTTGTTTCGGTGGAACTAGGATCATATCAATATTTTTAGTTCCTAAACTCTCATATACACGTCTATAGGCTTCATATACGTTATGTAAATTAGGTGCAGACTGAGCAATTTGTAGTTGTGTCTGTGCTAACGTCACTCTTTGTGTCATTGACCATAAATTAGGGTCTGCCATCGGCAAAACATCAATACGATCATCGAAATCTGCTGATTTAATGTTTCTTTCTGCTCCATATACATCATAAGGATACTCTTCAGGTAGAGATTCATTACAAATTCTAGCTAAAATTTTAAATTCTTGTTTCATTGCGTAGTAACAACGCTTATGAATAGCACTCATCACTCTAGAACCACGTTCCATAAGAGCAACGGTAGTTCCCACAGCTGCTTGTTGATTACCATCTCCTACTTGAATGTCTGCAATAGCCGCAAATCTCTGACCAGCAGTCACAACAAAGTTTAATAAAGCAAATAAAGTTTGGGAAGGTTCTTTGAAAGGCAACATTTGGAACTGATCTTTGATATTTCCGCCTGGTGCATCTACATCTCTGAACTCTCCTGGTTGAATAGGTTGGTCATCGTCTCGTACTTTCATTCCTCTAGACTTAAATCCAGCAGGAAGATTGGACAACGTACCAGCGTCCAGTAATTGTCTTAATGCTTCGGTGGCCGTTCTAGTTAAACCACCAATCATGTGTAGTAAACCAAAGCCATAGAAACCTAATCCTGGTAAAAACTTAAAGTGAACAAAGTATTCAATACGATTGTACTTAGCGTCATCGGCTCGGTAGTTTCTATAGATAGATAAAATTTGTCCTGTGTTCTCTACTACCGTTACAATGTAAGGAACTTTAATATTCGTTTCTTTGTTCATTTCTTGGGAAGTATATTCTTCTAAATCTAAGTCCACATGAACTTCTAATACATTATACAGTAGTTCATTATAGGTAGGAGTAATTCCTTCAATCTTATTGATTTTTTCTTGAGTAGAATTTTGCTCCATGGTAGGTTCTTGTAGATCTATTTTAGAGTACACACCAATTTCCATTTTTTTAAGAATATCATTCTCTGTCATTTTCATAACTTGAGAAATTCTTTCGCACTCGGCTAAACTAGTAGCATAATACGGAACGACTAAATCTCTTGGATGAATATATTTAGAAACAGGTCGTTCTAATAATTCATCATAATATACTTTTTTAAACGTGGATCCTGTTAGAGGTAAGTAATACAACATTTGATCTACATCGGTGGTATATTCTTCCATCTTATCCATGATTAAATAATTCATGTAATCTTTAACACGGGTAGACTGTAATTCTTTCTCTGCGTTCGGAGAGCCTACAATCTGAGTACGAACAGGACCATCTGCGGGTAGGAGCTCTTTATAAGCTTGTGCTTGAAACTGAACGCATGCTTCATTAAGCATAGGATGAGTAACACCGCTCGCACCTTTAAATGGTCTGTTCAATGGATTGTATTGTATGCCGAGTAAATCTAAACCTTTGGTGATGGTGTCTTCCCATTCTTTCCTTGACCCTAAATCATTTTTGTAGTCGTCTATTAAATCGTTAGCTAAGTTTTTTAATTCTCTTTCATCTAAACGATCTGCAATGTTTTCTGCGAAGTTGAATTCTGGCTCAGGTTCCTGATCCGTGGTCTCTGCTCCTTCTTCCACGATATCTATTTCTTCTACCACGGCCGAGGGATCAACGTCAGGGGAATCTTGTTGTTGTACTAATTCCTCTACTGAAAGTTCCTGATTGTCTTTTTCAACTGCCATTATAATTCCTTATCAAAAGTACTACAATTTGCAAGCTTAACAAATTTTAGTTTTTTTGTTTCTTCCTAATTTGGTCTTAACAGTAATGTAAGAACCTGACTTGTACTTGTTTACCGAACCACCCATCATGGATCCCATATGCTTAGGCTTTCGTCCTTTTTTTAAATCCTTTTTATCTTCTTCGTAATCAGGGTACATATCAGGAGAGCCTTCGTAACCTTCACCTGGCTCTTCTCCTGGTTTCAATAAATTTTCCATATACTCTTGTTGTTCTTTAGTAATTGCCATAATTAAAATATTCCTTTGAAGTTGTTGCCTCTTTTAGCAATTCCATTACCTTTGATTTTAATAGAGCCACCAGTTTTAAAAGAACCTTCTTTTGCAGTTCTTTTTCTAGCCATCATTCCTTGCATCGAGTCTACAAACCTTTTTGCTCTTTCTCTTTCTTTATCCATTTTAGGTCCATCTACTCCTGTGTCATTTTTAAACCTAATTTCTTTATCAGGATATTTAATTTTATCCTTCTCTTCATTAATTTCTTTTATCGAATCCACATCTGGATGATCCATAGGGGAATCAAAGTAAGATCGATTTTTTTTTCCTTCTGCATTGGTGTAAAAATCTTTTATTTCTTTTAAAATTGATTTCTTTTTTTTAGCCATAATTAAAATACTCCTTTGAAGTTAGTTCCTCTGACAGCTATTCCTGTACCTCTAACTTTGTTAGTAGGACCTTCTGAAGATGTCATAGAACCTTCTGAAGCTTTCATCATCTTGCCGTACTTAGCTTTTGTTACTCCACCTTTAGATTTTTTATCAGCTAAATTTTGCAGGCGAGATAATTCTTTTTCAGATACTGCACCTTTTAATTTACTTAAATCTTTAGGATATATGCCATCTTGAAGATAACTCTGGTACCTTTTCTTTTCCCTATCAGACAGTACTCCTCTACGGCTTAACTTTTGTGTAGCTTCTGCTCTTCTCAGTTGACGATTCAAATCTTCTTTAAAACCATTTTCTTTTGGTGATTTTTTTGTAGTTACTCCAAATTTTTGTAACTCTTCAAATGTCTTAATGCTTTTACCGTCTTTGGCTTTTGTTATTTTTTTAAGCATATCTTTTTTTGCTAGGGCAGCTCCCAAGCCAACAGGCATTGCTTTATCTTTCTTCTTCATTGCTTTACCTATCATCAATGCTCCTAATGCAGCTTTTTTAGGACTCATTATTTTAAAATCTTCTCCAGATATTTTACCATCTTTATTCTTATCTAATTTCTTTTGTTTACCTTTTAACATTGTATCTCCTCCTAAGCGTAATATTTGTATTCACGTTCTAATCTAGGATCATCCTTCTCATCAGAATACGTACTAATTAAACCGCCTTGGCGGTATCTTAACATAGCTTGGGTGGTGCTGTCGACATAGTCATCGTGTTGACCATGAGGAAACGCTGCACACTCTTCAATCACATCTTGAGCCCAATGTTCTTCTGGAGCCCATACCATTCCGCTCTCAAAAATAGGAGCCACTACATTGGCTCTGGTAAATTTATCTCTTCCTTTAGCTGGAACATAATCTAAAACAGGTATACCCATTCTTCGTAACTCTTGAATTAAAGGCGTACCAGTAGCTTTTGCTTCAATAACAATACTTTCTGGTTCCCAATATTTATATAAATCGTAAGCAACTACTTTAAGATCAGGGAAATCCCATCTTCCTTTTTGAGCATCTAATAAAATAAGATTAGGTTCATAACCTTCTACAGGATGAAACACTCCCCATACCGTAATAGCAGAATAATCGGCAGATTCTTTTTTAGAATAAGCAGTATCCATACTCATAATAACATGATCTAGTTTAGGAATATCTTCTCTATCCCAAACCTTCCACCATTCACGTTTTAATATAGCACCTTCCTCTGCAACAGGATCTTGCATATACTGTGCATTCCAATTGTGAACTGAAATAGAAGCTTTTACTTTTTCTAATTCTTCTAGGCTCCAATATTCTGGCCATACGGATCTACCTGATTCTAATATGGCAGGGAAATTAATAACTTTCCATTGATCGGACTTAGGTTCTTTTTGAGCCTTGATGAGCCTTCCTGTTAAATCATCCTGTGCCCAACGGGTCATAACTACCACAATCGTTCCACCAGGTTGTAAACGCTGACGAGGACCTGAGCTGTACCAATCGTAAGCTCGCTCCATTGCTGTATCAGACATAGAGTCTTGCTCGGTATGGGGATCATCAATAATTAATAAATCTGCACCACGTCCTGTAATGGAACCTCCTACACCAGCAGCAAAATATTCTCCACCATGATTAGTTTCCCAACGTCCTTTTGCTTTACTATCTTCTCTAAGTTTAACGTCTCCAAAAATTTGTTTATATTCTGGGGTATCCATTAAGTTTCGAACCTTAGAACCAAATCTACTAGCAAGTTCAGCATTGTGGGATACTTGCATAATTTTCATCTTAGGGAACCTTCCTATCATCCAAGCGGGGAACAGGTAGGAAGCAAATTCAGATTTAGTATGTCTAGGAGGCATATTCACAATGAGCCTTTTTAAATCTTTACTAGCAATCTTAGTGAACTCATTGGCAATAATTTGATGGTGTCCCCATTCATCTTTTTTATTGGTATTACGATATATAAAATCTGGCCAGACTTCTTGAACAAAAATAAGAAAGTCATCCTGACATAATTTTATATATTCTAATTGCTTTTTTAAAACTATATCTTGTAATTCTTCATCGGTTAATGTAACTAAATTTTTTAAAACCATAATCGCAATTCTATCGAACCTTCCTTTTTTTACTTGTTTATTGGAACCTTCCTTTTATATCATTTGAAACCTGTGTGCGTCTATGTAACTTACACCTTTAGTCCTAGATCTAGGGTACCTAAAAATTACAACCTGTGATTGAATCGATTAAACTAGAATCGAAATCGCAATCCTGACCGAGCCTTGGTGTTTCGTGGTACAGTGCCCAGAGACCACGAGGCAACGTCCAGGGAAGAACAAACCGTGAAACCTTCCGATAATCATAAATTATCGGAAGCAATGAAATATTATTTATGTATCAATTCTAGCCATGCTTCCTCTACCTTGTCCCACGCACCATGCATAGGGAATTCCCTGTCGGCAATCAAAAGCTTTGGATCTTCAACCACAGATTGTATTCTGTAGAGTTTCAGAGCCCTCTGCAAGAGGGCTCTATTGCAGATAATCATAACGCCTCCTCGCATCACATAAGTATTAATCCAGGATACTTGCCACTTAGAAAGCTTCGGATAACTGACGTAATCAGATTTTAACTCACACCAGAAGCTAACGCCTTTATGTATTCCAAATAGATCAGGAATGCCGTTGATCGTTCTACTTTCTATTCTTGTGAAATGTATATTTGTCAGATGTTTTTTGAGAGAGTGCCACAACTTCGTCTCGCTTTTTTGCTCTGCCATTTTTATTATTTATTCCTTTTTTTATGATAGTCATAAGCTTAGGATTGTCCCGTAAGATTTGACACAGTTGATTAGCTAAAACATTTATCACATGTTCTTCTTTGTTGTCATCCTCAAGTGGAGCTCCATCGTCTTTTAACCCACCATACCAAGCCGAGGCGTGCAGTAATTCATGCATCAATGTGTTAATTAAATCTTTGTCTTCTATGTCGTTGGCTACAGTGATTTTATTACTCCTGCAATCATACTCTCCATAACAATCTTCCTGGAAGGTCTTACAGTTACTGATATCTATATCTACATCAGCGTAACAAACTTTAATTGTCTTTGGTAGTAATTTTAACAGTTCCGACATTAGTTCCTATCTTTCCACTGGTTAATAATTCCCAAAACTCATGTTCACTAATCTTCGATCGTTTTTGCTTCGATCGTTTTTGCGTTGTGCCCATCGATTTTTTTCGAGAGTTCTTGTAGTTTCTTTTCAAGTTCAACACGACTCATGCCCTCCAATCCACTTACGGTTAGTTCACGTTTATCAACATACATTCCAGCTAACTGCCCTGAACGATACTCGGCGTTAATTGCTGAAGCCCATTGTTTATCCCCCGCAGCGGAATTGGCATAATATTCTAATTTCTTATAACGTCTTAATTTATCTTTCTCATAAAAAGCAACGGCCTCTGCTTTTCTTTTATCTAAGTAAGCGACTACATGAGGATTTATTCTTCTGTTAGTAAGCCTGCCTCCAATAGCACTAGCAGAAGCATCCGTCATTTCTTTTCCTTCTTCACCGTACACTTCTTTGACAATATCTTTTTTATGTTTCTGTCCCCAATGCTCAATAAGCTTATCAACAAATAGTTGCTGCTTCATGGTTAGGTCATCAATAGTTAAATCTTTTTTTGCTTTTTGTCCCATTATCTATTGGCAAGATAAACACTCATCCGAATTTTTATCTAATTCTTCCAGTGTTTGTTTTTTGTTTGGTTTACATTTATCACAAAAGAATTGATTGTCTGTTACAAAAAAATCTTCTGTACACTTACTACATTTACTAGTTTGTGGTTGCCCCATTATTTAACACCTTTAAATTTTGTACCTTGGATAGCAATACCACCGCCTCTACTAAATTTATACTTATATTTTAATTGAGCTTTCCAGTTGCCAGGGATATCAGCGTCCCAGCTTTCAGATCCACCAGGATAATTAACTTTACCTTTATCAAAAGAACTACCTATGTTTCCAGATAATGTAAAACCAGAACCAAGATCAGCCTCAGCAGATAAACCATAATCTCCAGCTTTACCCTTAACCTCAACGTCTTTCACGGGAGTGCTTTTATAACTGCTTGCTCTCACATAAGGTTTAACTTTGAACTTAGATTTCTTTTTCTTTTTTTCGCTCATATCAATTAGTTTAAATTCTATTATAGAGATTATACAGGAAATTCAATACACTTACATAGTCCGTGTAAAATTCGAACGGCAAG